GCGCCACGTCTTGTACGTGCTGCAATTGTGTTTGCATTTTTGTTGATAAGAACTGCAAGAGCTGCATGCTCGTCACCAACAAATGTTGCTGTACCTGATACGCCAGCTTGGCTGTATGTATCTGGACCAGTACCTGCAAGACTTGAAAGACTTGAAAGAACTTCTTGGTCGATTTCAGCAGTAATCTCTTGTGCAAGTGCTTGCATGATTTCTGCTTCAACATCTAAACCATGCATAGACTGTGCGTCTTGTGCTGATTCAAAAGTCCAACGTGCTGATAGTTTACGTGATTTTGCTTCAACTGTCTGTTTTAACACTTGAATTGAAAGCTTCTTACCAGCTTCGCCTTCAAGAGCTGACGTAGCTGTCGCTCTGTTTGTTCCTGCATCACCTGAGTAACCAGTTGCAATTGCAAATGGGCTTAGGGCTTCGTCACCAGCATTTGCTGAATCAAAAGTTTCTGCATAACGCACACGTAGTGTGTGAATTTGTCCAACAGGCCCTGTCATAGGCTGTACACCAACGATTTCGTTGGCGATTACTGTTGGCATGACTCGTCTAATCACTGGAAGGATTACTTTGTTTAATGTTGCAATGTTTCCACTTTGAGTAGCACCAGCTGTAATTGCCTCTGCGAGGTAATTCTTAGTGTTCTCAAGTGTTGTTTCCATCACCATTTTTTTCGTTCCAGTTAGACCGTCTGTTAGAGCTGCTTTAGTTGCACTCCAATTTTCCATTAGGTTGTCTGCCATTTTCGGTCTCCTTAACTAATACCGGCTAGCTTACGAAGGTAAACAATATCAGCGCCGTTTTCAGCTTCTGCTGATTCGGTTAGTGCTGCTTTATTTCCAGTGACTTCTTTCGAATTTTCACTTATTACCTTCTTACTTTTACTTGGGGTCGCATCTTCCTTCAATACTGATGGAAGATACTTATTAAATGCGTTTTGTAACTTGTCTGTATTAGTACTTTCAAGTAATGCACCCATTATTTCTTTTTGCTGTTTATTAAGCGGGGCCATCATCTCTTGTATGACAGCTTTGCGTTCAGCAACATCAGCTTTGATGCGAGCATCGCGGGCTGATTCTGTTAACTGCACTTCTTTTTTAGCAATTTTCGCTTTAGATTCATCAAGTTTAACTTGTAGTTCATCCATTGCTTTGTTTAGTTTTGCAACTTCAGTACCTTCATTGAGGTAGCTGCTCATAAACTCTGCTGCAAACGTTTCGAAAATCTTGCGACCAAACGTATTTTGTTTAGCAACATGAATATCTTCACGTAATGTAGTAAGTTCATTCTTAATAGTATTTTCAAGAATGTTCTCAATTTTTTTAGCAGATTTTGCAATAAACTGACGTTTAGTTTCGTTGATTACTTCTTTGCCTTCTTTTATCATTTTGACTTTTGCTTCAACTAGTGAGCGTTTGTCTTCATGAAACTCGTTGAGCTCTTTTGTAAGTTGCTCCATAACAAATCCCTCTAATTGGGACATGTTATTTTCTTGCAACTTGCGGTCTTCGCGAAGTTCATTAATTTCTTTGCGAAGTGTATCCATCACAAACGAATCAAGCACTTTAGCATGCTCTTTCATATGTTTACGATATGCTACACGATCTTCTGCAACTTTGGCTTTGTCTTCTTTGAACTCTTCGAGTTCTTTAGAAATAACGTCACCAATCATTGTATCCATAGCTTCAACAATCTGCGACTTGTCATTTTCATAACGAGTTGCAAATTCTTCTCTAAGTTCAGCTGTGATATTCTCACGAGCTTCTGTTAGTTGGGTATCCCAAGCTTCAGATAGCGAAGATCTAACCTCCTCGGAGAGCGCATTTGAGCTTAATAGTTCATCCATTGCATGAGCCATATTAATCTCTCCTATACTTCAGGTTGTTAATAAATTTTGTCACCTCTTCCTGGAGATAACGTTGTGCGCCTTTATCATGTCTAGTTGCCTCAGCGACATCCATTAGTACACTTCCCCGATTGTGATTCATAATTCTTTCATAAATCGGATCAGGATAAGCACTAGGAGCACTTGGATTTGCAACAATATCGACTGTAATGATTTCAAAATCATTAACAATGCCGCTATCGTTTACGTTGCCACTGCCTCGGCTAGACACACCTAAATTACATCCACTCTCTATAAGGGTTTTACAAATATTTCCCATTGGAGTAGGTAATAATTTCAGCTTACCGATACCATTAGCACCATCAGTATCCATTTCTGTGATAATGTGTGATACACGATCTAAATTGATATTAAGATCGTCTGGATGATCGGCTTCGCCTAATACACTGTACCCACCTTTAATTTTTTCATTGATTGCCTTAACAGCATTATGAATTTCTTCTTTGGTGTAGATACGGTTGTTCTGATTGCGTACATC